AAGCAGTGGTATCAACGCAGAGTACTTTATCTTCTCCTTCCATTCAAACAGACGATGGATCGGACGCACCTTGTCGAATGTACCGTCCTGAGGAACCAAGGACAAAAGCTCAAAGATACGCCGATGTAGCTTATCAAAGAGCCATTGAGTAAATGGGTCCACCATGGCAAACACTCTGACCTTACCTGCAGGTTCCTCTTTGAACCCCAGACGGCCGAGATGGTTCGTGGCCTCGAAAGGACACTCAGGAGAGTCAGGAGCTAAGGGTAAGGAATCTGTCCATACCCATAACCTCTGACCCCACTGCTCTATACGGTTAATGACCCATAGCGAGTTGGTCATCTCACACCAGTTCCGCAAAAACGGAAAGAGTGGGGATACCATCCACGCATGAGCACTAGCCAATAGGGCAGCGGGCGATGTCGCCTGAGCCCCTCCGGGGACACTAGCACCTCGTACGGCTGGAGAACTCTTAGAAATCATAAAGGGTAAGGCCCGAAGGCCCTTCATGAACGATAATGGAGACCAATCCCCACGTCTCACCCGACCCATCACAGCTTCCCCGTAGCGTGATAGAGTCTGGAGGAAATGGGTGCTTATGAATTGACTAAATTCATAAACCAGTTGGTGCTCCATTGTCGTCCCGTCAGAGATAGAGTTTACCTTCAGTTTTGGCGGACAATCTAACACTCTATAAAGAGAGAAGATGGTCAACCAGAACCGAATGGTCCACTCGTCCCCCTGACGAATCGCACGGCGATGGACTGCCGGGATTATTGAAGGACACCCACCATGAGTTCGACCGATTCTGGCCCCGAATGGGGTCAGATCGTGTAGTCTCTGGCCCCCTATATACTGCTGAAGAAGAGAGTAACAACCTTTAAGGTACAGTACCAAAAAGGTGTTACCCCCCTTCTTCCTCAAGTTATACATGGTAGCCAGTGTGGTAAGGCAGACTTTGACGACTGATAGGTTAACTCTCCGTCCCAGCAGAGAAACCATACTAAGTATGTGTTTCAATGCTGGACGCCCAAGTTTTACCTTGAGCATGGCATTAAGAGACGCAAATGAGCTTAGCAGCCGACTCCATGCACGGCTAGGCATTCGCTTAGAAGTGTCATTGTTGAAGACTGTTAAGTTCTCTTGTTATTCAATAGAATCGTCTCTTAAACTTCGGTTTCCCTTGGTAGGGGCCGCAGCCAGCCTTG